ACTAGGTTGCATTGCGATTCCACAAATTCCAGCATCATTTGTAGATTCAGAACGAGCAATTTTTACATAACCATTATCACCCCAAGTAGTAGACCAGCTATTTTTAACCAACCAGTACTTTTGACCATTCTCTTCACCATAACCAACAATTAGAACACCGTGATCCAAATTGGTTCCACAACTCGAAGATGTGAGAACTCCACTAGAATAAGATTGAAAATAGCGAGTATCAGCTTCAATTGCAATTGCAACTGGTTGTTGAGCAACTGCAGCCTTCAAAGAAAGTTGATCATTTGGCTTGACATCTGAGCAAGAAGAAATATGAGCAACGGAGGTGCATTTTTGGCAAGTTCCCGATTTTCCAGTACCAGAAGTATAAGGATAACTCGATAAAGAGCATTGGCCATGTTCAATAACATACTTGAAAGCACCATCCATCTGTCCGCCCGAGCATCCGTGTGAACCATATGATACACCGGTGGCACACTCAACCAATTGCTCTTCAGATAAATCAACAAGCTTACCAGTAGAAATAGCCCAAGCACCTTCAATAGCTCCCGTTGCGGAAAATGTCCAACAAGAACCACATTGACCTTGGTCTTTAACAGAAGTAACCACTCCTAAAGTTCTCCAATCAATAGTAGGAGGAGTTCCTGATGAGGAGCTGGAAAAACTTTTGCAACCATATAGCCCTACTTCAGTCTTTAATCCACTAGCATATACAGTCTTAAACTCTTCAGGTGTCAAATCAGTAAATTGATTTACTCCCATCGTAAAGTTTTGTCCCAAAACAGAGTTATGTGAATCAATAATACGCAAATTCTCGCGGAAAATACGAAATCTTATCACTTCTTCTTCAATGGTCTTATAATCCTTTAAAAATAAACTTCTAAAACGCTTAAATCTTTCAAATTCATAATCAGTCCCATCTAGTGTTCCACGAAGACCAATTTCAGAAGACGCGAAAACAGAAAAAATAGATGTAATAAAAAAGAGAAATTTGAACATCCTTATACTTTAAATATAGAAGATAGTTTTTATTATGTTTCAATAAATATAATTATTAACTACATAATTTATTAAGGTTAATAATAAAATTGATTTAAATAATTTATTATTTATAAGATTAATAGATAATATAATGGAACATACACAAACTTTAGGATTAAATCGTAATACAATAGACAAATATTACACAAAAGAAGAAATAGTTCATCTTTGTTTAGATTATTTTAAAAAATATATTAAAATAGGGAAAAACGATTTAGTTATTGAACCTAGCGCTGGTAATGGTTCATTTATTTCGGCTATAAAAACATTAACAAGTAATTACGTATTTTATGATATAGAGCCAGAAAATAGTGAAATTATTAAACAAGATTATTTAAAAAGCAATTATACTGATTTTAAGAGTAAATTTAATAATATACATATTATTGGAAATCCACCGTTTGGACGTCAATCATCGCTGGCAATTAAGTTTATTAAGAAATCTTGTGAATTTTGTGATAGTATATCATTTATATTACCTAAAAGTTTTAAAAAAGAAAGTTTAAAAAAAGTATTTCCTTTAAATTTTCATCTTATATTTGAATGTGATTTACCTGATAAATCATTTAATGTAAATGGATTAGAGTATAATGTGGATTGTGTATTTCAAATCTGGGAAAAAAAAATGGATAATAGAGCCGTTGTTGAAAAGTTGTGCCCGTTGCATTTTATATTTGTTGAACAACATAATAATCCAGATATATCATTTCGACGTGTAGGTGTATATGCTGGTAAAATTGATAAAAATACTAGTGATAAAAGTGTTCAATCTCATTATTTTATTAAATTTACAAATGGAAAAACTATAGATGAAAATATAGAGATATTAAAATCCGTCCAATTTAATCATAATAATACGGTTGGTCCACGTTCAATAAGTAAACAAGAACTAATATACGAATTTAATAAATATTTATAAATCCGGTTCTCTATTATTCCTAGCAGAATTAAGTGATTTTTCTAAAAGGTCGTCAAAGTCTTGCGCTATATCTTCAGCCGTCATTTTTTGTTCTTCTTCATAAATTGGAGACGAGTTATTACGAGGAGAAGGTATAGCAGCTGCGGAAGTTCTATTAAAAACTCTTCTACCAGATTCTAAAGGTTCTAAACATTTTTCACCATAAACTGAGCAATCCATTTCTTCTGTAACAAATTCTGGATATTTTTTTGCAAATTCGGTTATATTACGTAAACTTATTTGTAATCTTCCTGAGCGACCTTTTGAAGGATTTCCTATTTTTGGGGCTATAACTAAACTAGCACCGTTTTCTGTCATGTATCTTTGCAAATGTTTAGCACTTTGTTTGTATGAAGGGTCACCTTTTTTTACTAGCTTGTCTAATTCATCTATTTCACTGGATAATATATTTTTAGGGTCATTACCCAATAATTCATTTTTTGCTCCTGTTAAATCAAGACGTAAAACACTTGAAGGTATTTTTTGCGTTCCCGATTGTTTATATTTTATTACTATAGCTTCTAATGGTGAATCTTTCTTATTTAAATTTTGAATTGTTCGTTTAGCATCACCAAAATCTACTCTATTTGTTCCAGTTGCTTTAATACTTAAATTTGTGCCTGGTTTTTTTTTATTTAAACGTTTTGGAACATCATGTGTTGCGGTATGAGACTGTGTCATTGCCTCGTCTAAATCTGAAGGAGAAACAACTATAGATATTATTGCATTTTCCCATATTTTTCCATGGCTTTGAACCCCTCTAGGGGGGCTATTTCTACGTGTAGTTGCTTTAGATGTTTTTGATTTTTTTGGTCCAGACGCTTTTGCAGTTTTTCTTCTCATTTAGATATACTATATAAAGATAATATAGTATATTTTATAATCCAAAATTATTTGTAAACTCTTTTAAAGTCATAATAGGTATTCCCAGCTTCTTTGCTTCCAAAGTCTTACCAGTATCTTCCACCAAAGCGTCTTTAACTAAAACTATAAATGTTTGGCTCGATACACTCGTTCCTAATTTACCTCCTAACGATTTAATAGCATCTTGAACAGTTGCATCTCTAAATCCAGACATTACAATAGTTTTTCCAAATAATGGATTAGCATTATCAATGCTCTTTTTTATATAAGCTAATTTATTTTCAAAACCAATTTCTTGCATAAATTGAATAAAATTTGGTATTCTCTCTACAAAAGCTTCTGCAGTTTTTCTAGCCATTCCTTTGATATCAGCTACTTTTGCAATTTTTTGCTCATTAGGTTCGTTTGATAATAATACATCTGGATAAGAATCCATAATTAATTCCAACTTTTTTTCACTAAACCCTCTTCCAAATAAATTTGTTGCTGACATTATTTGAATGAGAGAAGCTTCTTCTAATTTCACTCTAATTCCATTATAAAGTTTTGTTGCCGTTTTCTCTTTGAAACCTTCCACTTTAAGAAAATCTACAATATTCATATTAAGAATTTTTGGAACACTATTAAAGCCTGCATTTATCATACGAGAAATATTTCCTGAACTCAAACCTTCCACTCCAATTCCTCTAAAGAAACCAGTAATATTTTTCTCTCTAACTATTTCATCAGTATCTAAATTTTCAAGCATTATATCAACATGTGTATCATTCCATTTATAAGGAACCAATGGCATTTTTGCTTCCTCTGCAGGAACAATGACTTTGCGAATATGTGGAATAACATCTCCACTACGTATAAGCTCAATTGTAGAACCAATGCCAACTTTATTATCGTTTATAAATGCTCCATTAAATCCAGTTGCATATTCAATACGAACTCCTCCTAGATTAATAGGCTCAATTTGAACACGAGGTTTTAAATATCCATCTTTACTAGGTGTCCAAATGACATCTACCACTTTTGCTTCAGCAATTTGGTCTGATAATACCATTTTAAATGCAAATGAATGTTCAGGATTACCAGCTTTTCTCTCATATATAGCATCATTTGTAACAATAACTCCGTCTATTTCATAAGCATAATTTGTTCGCCAATCAATAAGAGTTTGTGATAATAATTCATTTGATAAATTAATTTCAGATTTCCAAAGAACAATTTCTATATCAAGAGTAGAGAGAAATACCAGTTGCTCAGATGGAGTTTTTATAGGCTTTATAAGTTCGTATGAAACAAAATGCAAATCTTTTGCGGCCTCATTGATACTTTTATGATTTACAATTCCAGCCACCATATTTCGCCCATTTGCAAATTTACTTTTATATTTTTTATCAAAAACCACTTTTGGAACAATAAATTCACCACGAATAACAACGCCTTTAGTTTTTGGAAGACGTAAATAAGGTATAAGGTGGCTAATATCTTGGCCTACCTTACCATCACCCCTTGTATACAACTTTGGAACAGCACCTTCTGTAGTATAAAGACCACTTACACCGTCAAGTTTACACGATAATACGTAAGGGCCTTTGAATTTAACCATCCAACTAGTAAGTGCATTGGTGTCAGGTTTGATTTTATCCATAGAAGCCATAACATAAGGTAATTGAGCTTTATTTTTTTCTATAGGAGCACCGACTTGACAAATTATTTGATTTGCAGGGTATTTATTTTCAATATATTCTTTAACAATATCATATTGATTATCTGTCATAATTGGTTGTTCGTTAAAATATGCTTTTGTGGATTCGCATATAATAGAAGATAATTGTTCCTCACTCAATTGTTCGAGAAAAGAAATACCATTTTTTTTAAATTGTTCTACCATTTTTTTTACATTTTCATCAACTTTATATGCACTATAAAATTCGTCTTCAGTATCTGTATCATTTTCAATTATTAATTTTTTTTTAGGTTTTTCTTCTGTTTTTTCCTTTTTTTTTAAAGTTTTTTTAGCTTTTTTTACAGGCATATCAGGAGCTACTGGTTCCAATATTAGAGGTTCTTCTAATATCAGTTCCGGTTCTGCGCTTTTTACGATAATAGCTCTGCCATCTATACGTTCATTTGGTGCTTTATACACGAGACCTAAGAAATTAAATATATCCTCTTCTGAAGTGAAGTGATGCGCCACTTTTTCTCCCTTCTTTTTGTCATTCTCCTTACGGGAGTAGAGCCCATGTTCATTCATTGTATATCCCTTTTCTAATGCTATATGTCGCATTACTGTATTGAAAATTTTACTTCCAGTGAAGTAGAGAATTGCAAATGGAAATTCTTCTAAACTAGTATATAAGAAATCTACGCGGCGAGCGGTGTCTGAAGAAGGAATTTTTGCAATAACTAGACATTTTGTTGGACCTCTAGAGAGAACTTCCAAGATAATCTTCTTTTTAATTAATTCATCTATAAAATTAACAAACACTCGTGGATTATCTGACGTAACTATCATATCAATATCTCCTGAATTTTCGGCACCACGACGATAAGAACCCACTATTTCAAATCTCGAATTTGGACTTGCAACTTTACTAAAATCGTTAGCGAAAATTGTTTCATATTGTTGTATTTCTGAGCGTGGTATTCGCTTTAAAATATCTTCGTAATATTTAAGACCTACTCGCTGTACATCGTTCAGCATTTGTTGGTTCTCTCTAAGTTTCGCAATACTAGTAATACCCTTTTCAACAAGTTCTTTGGCTTTTTTAGGGCCAATTCCGTATACATCTGCCAAAATATTTACTGGATTTGCTTTTTCTCTCTCTAGAACCTTCAAGGTTCCTGTACTTACGTATTCATTCAATTTTTCTATAATAGTTGGACCAATACCTGGCTTTCCTTTCAGGTCATCCGGACTTAAAATATCACCTTGATAAGCCATTATCGTTTCTTGCGCCTTTTGATAAGCGCGAGCGCGAAATGGTTCGCCTTGTTTCAACATTATTTCTGCAAGCTTTTCCATCAAATCAATAAATTGTTCATTTAAACGACCGCTAGGCAATGCTATAGTTGAACCTGTAGTTGGCATATTTAAACTTCTATCTTGAAATATCTTTAAATCTTTTTGTTGTTGCCCTATATTTTCAGGATTTTCTTGTTCAATTTTTTCTTTTAATTCTGGTGACATAGTCAATGACGATATACTGTCATTCATTATTATTAGTTTTTTCTTTTTTGTTGATGTTTGTTTTTTTGCTTTAGGTTCTCTCTTTTTGGTTTCTTTTGGTTTCTTTTTTCTCTCTTTTGAAGAATTTGAAGAAGTTGTTGTTCTTACAATTAGTTTCTTTTTTTTATGTGTAGTTGGCATTATATATTATTTTATATAAAAAAATTGAATGCTTCATAATTAATTGAAAATAATTCATAAGATAATACTACAATGACTACAGAGGTTCAAGAAATTATATTACCACCTGGACCTCCTAGTGAAGAAGAAGATTTTATTATAAATGGAGATTTTGTCAAAGGACAATTTGATTATGCTACGAATTGGGATAAAAAAATGCTTCAAACTGCTTATCAAGCTATAAATATTTTAGAACTTTGGAATTTTATGAAAGAAAGCCCTGGTGAAAATGGATTTATGTGGAGTGATGATAAAAGAATAAATTTGATATATAATAAAATTGAGGAATTGGGATACAAAGGGCACTCTGGTTGTTCTTTTGGATGCATAATGCGGGATATGCAATTTATTGCACAAGAAGGAGAGAAATTATTTCGCCAAATTTATCTACAAGTTAAAAAAAAAAGAACCATGAATTTATAAAAATAGTATAAATATATATAATGTATAGTATTTATTTTGCTCCATCATTTATAACATTTTTCTCAAAATAATATATATATATATATATCACTTGTATAATACAAAAGATTATAAAATTTATATCATTACGTAGAATGAAATTTTTTATATCAATAATTTATACAATGGATAATTTAGAAAATTATAAAGATAGTATAGATAATATAGTTATTTTAAGTTTTGGTAGGTCAGGTTCTTCATATCTAATTGATTTATTAAAAAACTATGATAGCTATTTTGAAGTTATATCTATAGAAGTTAATATTAATAATTATATACATTTAATTGATAATAAAAATAATATAATATGTAAATATGTTTTTGATGGTTCTGAAGATGATAATTTCATGTTGAAATATTTTAAAGATAAAAACTACAAGTTTATTTTACTAGATAGAAATTGCTTAGAAACACATATTAGTGATTGTATAGAAAAAAAAAATAATATATATAGTAATTTTGACACTAGTAATAGTTTTGTAGATTTAAAATTAATAGATATATATAATACTATAAATTATAGAAATTCATATTATAAAATGTTAAATAATTTCAGTATTTCATATATTTATGTATTATATGAAGATTTATTAAAACAACCTGAGAATTTAAAAAATTATATTAATGATTTATTTTCTAATTTATTTTCTATAAAAAAAATATATTTTGATGGAATAAATAAATCTACTTTTATAAAACAAAATAATAATGTAACAAATCTATCTAATGTAATTAGTATAACAAATGATTTATATATAAAAAATACAGAAACTAAAATAATTTATAATTGCGATAATAATTTAATAACTACATATTATGAAAAAAATGTAAAAATAAAAAAAAATAACTGCAAAAACTTGTATATAAATATAATAGATTGTAATTATTATTTAATACCAAACAAAGAAATAGACTTATTTTATGAAAATAATAAAAATTATATATGTTTATATGATAATAAAATAGTATTAGTAGCATTTTATGATATTAATAACACATTTGAAATTATAAATAATAATGAATTATTTTTAAATTATAATAATTATGATTTACAATCAAATCTAGAAAAAATATTGAATAAATATGAAAATAATATTTCATTATTAAAACATAATGATAATCCTATTATTAGTGATATAGAAAATTCATTTATAATTCATATTAATGGAAATGAAGAACGTTTAAAATACATAATTAAAAATAATTATATAAAAAGATTATATTTAGTAGATGCAATTATTTATAAAAATGATTTATTAGTTCAAAAATTTGCATCAAACTTACTTTATAGAAATTTTTATAATAAAGAATTTTATGAAAATAACAAATATAATAGTTATACAACAGGTGCAATATGTTTAACTCTGACTAATTTGATTATTCTTAAATATTGTATTAAAAATAATATAGAAAATTTAATAATATTTGAAGATGATTTAGTTCCACATAAAAATTTACAAGATATACAATTATATTTTAATAACAAACCTCCTGATTCAAACTTAATATATTTAAGTATAAAACAAGATTTTAGAGAAAAATTAAATTATTATAATGATTATTTTTATTATAGAAATAAATATTCATGGTCGACATTATCATATTGTGTTTTAGGGTTAGAAAGTATAAAAACACTTATAGAATATTATTCAACATTTTTACTTCCAATTGATTGTTATACTTTTAATGAATTAAAATGTTATATTTCTTCTAAAAATTTTTTTATAGATGATGAAAATATTATGTCAAATATTAAAAGTGTAGAAGCTAACAAAAAAGAAGTAAATAATATATGGAATTATAATTTTGATAATTATGATTTTAATAGCGTTAGTTATAACTTTGTTTTATTTAATTATAAAAACAATGGTAATAATATAGAAACTTGGAAAAATTTTGCTTATAATTTATACACAAATAGTAATAAAGAACTTTATATTAACTACGAAAATAGTTCTATTAATGAAAATACTATAGTATTTTTTGATTTTGTTGACAGAGAATTTGGATGGGATTATTGGATGTTTGAAAAAAAATATAAAGACGGTGTTCCATTTAAATGGGGCGGTATAATTCATCATCCTTTTGAATTACAATCTTATTGGGGTAATAATATAGCTGTTAATAAATATTTAAATATTGAACATGTTCGAAAATCATTAAAAAACTGCAAATTTTTAATTGTATTATCAGATGCGTTAAAAGATGAAATTATTGAATCAAAAATAATTGAAGAGTTTAGTATACCAATTTATACAATATATCATATAACACCATTATTTAATTTTAATTTTAATATTTCTAATTATTATTTAAAAGAAAATTTATTATTTTTAGGTTGGTCTTTCAGAAATGTAAATCTTTTTTATAGAATAAATACAAAATTGAAAAAAATAATGTTACCTGGATTATGTAATAAAGAACAAAAAGATAGATTTAATAAAATAATGTATAAACAAACTGATGGATATAATGAAAATAATACTGATGTTACCATTCATGATTATTTAAGTAGTTGTGAATTTTTAAATATACTATCTTCATCTGTTGTGTTTTTAGATTTTGATGGCGTTTCTGCAAATAATAGTGTTGTTGAATGTATTAAATTTAATATTCCTCTTATAATTCGTAAATGTAAAGCGGTAATATTTTATTTAGGTGAAAATTATCCTATGTATTATGAAAATGAAAATGATATTAATTCAATTATGAATAATTTAGATATAAAAATTAAAGAAACTATTTGTTATTTAGAAAGATTAGATAAGAATAAATTTTTGTTGACACCTAATATTATAAATGTTTTAAATATAATTCAATCACATCAAAGTTCGACAAATGAATTAATGAAATATGTCATTAAAGATTGTTACGAAAAAGATTATGATCCTTATACATATGAATTTTCGCATCGTAAGTATTGTTTCGAATATTCATTTATAGATTGGTATTTTTTATATAGGAAAAATTCTATCTATAAAAGAAAAAAAGATGCGAAATATAAACATACTCCAAAACTTATTCTAGTTGGTAACGAAAAACTTTATTTACACAATTGAAGATTTAAAATGGGACAAATAATTAGTTAATTATAAGAAGCAATAACTTATCAGGGTTTTTAGAAGAATTCACAAAATAAAAATTTACATACCCTTAAATAGGCAAACCTTGAAGTTTCCTTTCATTTTTACGCAGTTAAAAGAAAGGTGCGGTTTTAAATCTTCAATGGTGTAAAAATTATTCAAAAATTAATAATTTGGAACCTTATAAAAAAATTATTTTAGCTCTATTTTTTTCAATTAGTATTGGTATTCATGGCTTATCCCATTTAGGTTTGGAAAAAATTAAAATTATAATCCATTGATGATGTAAAATTTTTATAAAAAAAAGTTATTGGTTTATCCAAATGGAATAAACCTCACCTTTATTTATTTAGTTATTTAAATTACAATATACAATATACAATCTATAACAATATACAATACTATTTTATATTTTTAATTTTTATTTTTAATTTATATTTTAATTTTTATTACTTACCATGCAGACTGCTTCAGCGAGGGCTTGAGATTTGACTTGCTCAGCGTAAAGACTGTTTGTAAGCTCCTGGATGCGAACATTCAACTGATATAATTCGCCATGAAATCGAGTATTTTCTTCCTCTAAAGTCTGAAGATAACGAACGTCGACACTTGTCAGATGTTGGTCGTCTTCTTCCATAGAAGCTACGCAATGCTCCATTTCATTGATTAGCTGCTTGAATTCAGTGTCCTCTGGGTCGTATTCGCCTGCAATTTCATCAATTAACTCGAGGAAATCGGCGTCATCTGTAGCTACTTTAAGCGAAGCACTGGGTTTAAGCGAAGCACTGGGTTTAAGCGAAGCACTGGGTTTAAGCGAAGTAGCCGCCTTCAAATCTCCAAGGTCAATGCGAGGTTTGCGTTCACCTGGAATATACTTACGCGCCTTGTTTTCAAGGACAATCCAGTGCCATGGCTCATCGTAGACGATACGGGCTTCCTTGGTAGTGTCGCATACGCGCGTTTGGAAGTTGCGATTAGCAATGGTATCGCACCAGAATTCAAAATGGATATACGCTGCATTATATGTTTTGCCATCTTGACCCATCTTGGATACAAAATCCACACGACTTACCTTTCCAATTTTTTGATTTTCAAAAACGTTCTTTACATCTTCCTTACTGTAATTGGGGAAGACGTGAGGGATATAGAGACTAATATTATTAATTTGAGCGGACATATTTAAAAGTTTGCGAAAGCTTCGAGCTAAGGTTTGGTATTCAATATGCCTTTTATTTTAATTGTAAAAAGTATTTCAATTTTTTTTATAAAACCGTAAAACAGAAATCACTAAAAGTTTATAATGAGCTTTAATTTTATTATAAATTTAAAAACTTATAAAATAAAATCAAATAAAATTCAAGTCAAACATTTTAAGATTAAAAAAGGTAAATGATTTTAAATTGTAAAATTTTAGTTGGAACTACATTTTCATAATTTTTAAAAAAATTGAAATACTTTTTTCAAATAAAATAAAAGGCATATTGAATAACACCTTATTAGCAAAAGCTCTCGTAAACTTAGCAAAATGTCTTCAAACAACAATATTGACGAATTCGGGCGCGATTTATCGCTTAGACACAGAGAATTTAAATCTATATTTGACACTTATTTGGAGCGCTTCAAAGGAATGTCATGGGCCGAGATTAACTGGCTCATTGAGGATGATGAGGAGAAAGAGAGAAAACAAGTTGAAAGAATAGAGCTAGTCAAGGCTCACGATGAGCGAAAAAAACTTTACCAGCAAGGCCTCTATGAATTAGAGGAGGGTGAGGAACTAGATATGTAAATCTCCTTATCCACCTTTATCCACCTTTATCCACCTTTATCCACCTTTAGAAAAGGTGGAGCCAAAAAATAAAAAAATAAAAAAAACAATAAAAAATAAAAAAAAAATAAAAATAAAAAAACAATAAAAAATAAAAAAAAACAAAAATAAAAAAATAAAAGCGATAAAAATTTTATTCTATTTATTTTGTAACCATTTAGAAATAATAATTAAAAAGTGAGACCATTTGGTCAATATCTTTTTTAATTTATATTTTTATTTTACAAATTTTTAGTGAAAACAAAAATGACTAAATGAAAAAAAATTGAAATACTTTTTGTAAATAAAATAAAAGATAGATTTAATTAACAAACGTCTACAAGACTTGAACCAATTTAATAATTTTACTGTTATTCATCATAAAAGTTGAAAATGTCATCCAACATAGAATGTCCTATTTGCATGGATAATATTGATATCACTAAGAATTGTATTACTACTGAATGCGGTCACTGTTTTCACGCTAGCTGTGTCATGCGAAATGTAGCTCGCAATGGTTTCGCTTGCCCAATGTGCAGAACTGCGATGGCAGAAGAGCCTGATGATGACGAGGATTCCGAATTTGAGGAAGAAACAATTGAAGAAGATACTCGAAATCCTGATGACTTTGCTTTGCGTGGCTTCCGCATGTTTATGGATAACCTAGAAGGCGTTGCACACGACCACGAAGATGAGCTTGAAGAGCAAGAAGATATGGAAGATATGGAAGATATGTATGATCATCACGAAGAAGATGAAGAAGATGTCGAAGAAGAACCTCAGGCTCCAAAGCCTTCAGCCGCTTACATCACTCAGAAACTCCAAGAACAGGGAACAACAATGGAGGACTTAGTCAAAATTCTTCTCAGAGACCACGACGAATATGATGATGAAGATGATGAGTTCGAAAGCATAGATGAGCGAGTTTGGGGCGATATGCGCGTCATTATTGACAACTATCAGCCACAATCTGAGATCATGCCCGAAACACCAGTAGTAGAGCAGATACATCCTAATGTAACTGTACGCCAAAGAGTTGTCGTTACACCTGTTTCAGAAGAAGCTGATATTAAACTTCCAACCATTCGTCATCATCGCCCTGGAACCATAACGCATTTGAATTCTATTAGTCGTGTATTATTTGTAGATGAAATGGAAGAGTAAGTAAAAAAAAAATAAAATAAAAAGCATTCTTGTATTTATATTTAACCTAATTATAAATTAAATATAATTAATTAAAAAGTGAGACCATTTGGTCAATAACTTTTTTTATTCTTTGTCTACTTTTGTGAAAAGTAGATTATAAATTTTTAGTTTTGCTCTATTTTATTAAAAGTAAAAAAAATTGAAATGCTTTTTTAAAATAAAAATAAGAACAGATTTAATATAAGCTTTCTGATATCAATCAACCTTTAAAACTCAAACAATCAAAACAATGTCTTCATTCAGCTTTTACATTTCAAGTGTTCGCATGTTTACCGATGAAAACGATATTTTTAAAGCGTTTACAAATATTGGTGTGGTTTATCGTATCGATTTCATACCAGTAAATAAAAAACCAGGTTTCAAAGAAAATCTTTCCGAAAAATTCAAATCAGTTTTCGTTCACATGAGCGACTTGTTTACCCAAGGAAAGGAGATAAAAAGTGCAATTCAAACTTCAGGTAAGTCTTATAAATTTTATCCTTTTCATAATAGCAGCGAATTTTGGATGCTATCCAAAGCGAATAATCCAGTTCAGGACACCATGATGAACAATTCGCAAATCGTGCACAACTGCCTCTTTTTGGAAACAAAGATAGAGGAACAAGCCGCCCAGCTTGAAGAACAAGCGGCAACTATCAAAGCACTAAGTGAAAAACTAGAGGGAGTTCATCATGTAGTTTATCAGCTACTTGGTGGTCTATTTTGCCAGAACAGTCAAAACCAAGTATTGAATGAGCATTTACGCTTATTGTTTCCAGAAAATTATAACGAAAGAAGCCGATTTGAGGAAACTGATGATAACAAGTGGACTAGTTGGCCAACTACTCGCCAAGGTGACGACTGCGAGCGCCGTATTGAGGCTTTGGAGAAATCATTATTGGAAACTCGTGAGGTAGTTGCCGAAAAAGAAGACGATATCGAATTACAGATACAAGCCTTGGAGCAAAAATTCAGTGAGCTAACCATTGAGCCAGTCTTCACGCCATATGAGCAGCAAAATGGTAACGAACCCGAAGAACCCGAACCCGAATACAATGAAGACAACGAAATCGAAGACAATGAAGACCAGGATACAGCGCTATATGCGAGAAAATTTGCACCAATTCATTTTCCATATATAATGAATGAATACCCTTCGTATCAAACCTCTGATTATGTAAATATAACTGACGATAATTCTAGTAGTACACATTCAAGTATGCCAGACCTTATTAATGACGATGAATATGAACTGGCGTGCTTCAAAACCAGGGGTGAATTACAAAGATTATATTATAGCTCTCGTCCGGAGACGTCAGATTTTGAAAAGGATTATGATGACCTATAAAATATATATTGTATTTGTATATTGTATTTGTATATTGTATTTGTATATTGTATTTGTATATTGTATTTGTATATTGTATTTGTATATTGTATTTGTATATTGTATTTGTATATTGTATTTGTATATTATAATTAATTAAGTATCTTTTTTATTTATCAATACCAGTTACCTTTGTAATATTTCTAATAATTTTATTTTCTTTTTCCAAATCGTTATCGCCAGAGCCTCCCATAGCTTCAATAATAATTTTATTATATTGGGTTGATAATGGTGACGAACTCTTGCAACATTCTGGGTATTTTTCTTTGAATTCAGGTATTAGTACATAATTTTTATTGGCTATTTTTTTTATAGCTCGTCTAAGTTTCTTTTTTTCTTCATTTTCTTTTTCCCACTTATCTTCGTCTTTAACATATAAAACTTCTCTCTTTTTATCTGCACAATGAATAGGTCTTTGCGTAATATCTAAGGATTTTAATTTTGTTGTTATAATATTAGAAATCCCTTCTACGTATCCAATTTCACCAATGTTAATTAAATCAGATAATTGTAGTTTAATAGAATCTACAAAATCCATAATATTCATAGCATCTTTACAAGTTTCATTTAGGAAGAATTGAAGATTAAATGATTTATTATGCGAATTATTAGTTGTAGTAGTATTATGACTATTATTAATTTGATTATTTTTAGAAAGTTCCAAAATTGTTTTATTTTGTTCTAATATTAATTCTTGAAAATCATTATTCTGTTTAAGAATAGAGAGAACCAACTCAGGTGATATTTCGGGAATTTTATTTTTACTTTCATTTTCTTCATAATTAACATTATTACATTTTTTTTTATGTCTCCATAATCCAGAGTTGTCCTTATACGTTTTTCCACAAGAGCATTCATAATGGGTTTTTGGGGTAATTTCCATTGAAAAACATTGAAAATCATTGATTTTGTGTTTTTTGGTCTGAATATGTCTATTAAAATCTTTTTTATTACACGTATTAAAGTCACACTTTTCACAAACAAAAATGTTTGGGTTTTTTGGGGTAAAAACATTGCTAAACATTGCTATATATAAGCAATCTAAAAAACCCCTAAGTCCTTTTCCGCAAAATAATTTTAAAATTTATCGTCACACTTTCAAAATTATTTTTTTGGTAACCAGACCATAAAATTCAATTATGGTCACACAATTGAATTTTTTGCAGTAAAATATTCCAACTTTTCATTTTTGGACATTTTTTTTGTCCATTTTTGAAAAGTTAAAAAAACTTTCACACGAAAAAAATCAATTTTTATACTATACTCAAAGGGACCGAATTTTCTTAATTTTTCAACTTTTCTTTACAGAATGTAGTACAGCCTCTTTAAGTTCCCTTACAAAATAATATATTTTTATTTTTTAAAATTGATTTAAAATTATTGAATAACTATAAATCATAAAAGAAAAATGAGTGAAGAGATTAATTTTGAAACATTAAAAATCAAAGTTCCTATGTTAGTAAAAACTTATCCCATTGAAAAACAGAGAGAAATATTCAATTATTTAAGTGAAATGGATGAGTTGAATAAAAAAGCATATGAAATAGCATTTGACCATTTAGGTAGTTCTTTTAATATTTTTAGAAGTAATGGATTTAAAGAATGGAAGCATAAAAATAATTAAAATGCAAAACGAACCCTCTTGGATTTAGCTTTGCGTTTAAAAAGTTTACGTCGCGTTTTATGACCGCCTCCAGTTGCAGGAGCAGCGACAGTTTCAGAATTATTCTCTAATGGTTTTTCAAACTTATCTATTGATTGATTAGCTCTATTCAAAGTATTGTCACCTTCTTTGTTTAATTTTTTAAATGTATTTAATCCGTCACCAACTATATCACTTTTATTATTTATATCTTCTATTCCTTGACTAACTTTATTTTCAGCCTGTTTTAATTTATCAATACCTTCTTTAAAGTTTTCGCTTGTTTGCTCTGCAACATCTGCAATGGCTTCTACGGACTTAGATGTAGCTTCTACAACTTTACCAACTGCAGCCGAACCATCATTTAATGCTTTCCCTGCATCAATTATAGCTCCTACACCAGGGACCGCTCCTGCCATATCAGTAGCCACTTTAATTAAACCAGAACCAACACCAGCAGCAGCTTCAGTTCCAGCTTGATTTAACGTATCAATTGCATTATTAAGTGGTTCATCCATAGCTTTAACAGCAATATTTGTATAATCAGCAGCATTATCTAATGCTGTTTCAGTTGCAGTCTTTAATTCTGGAGTATTAAGTGCCGCATTAAATTTATTTAATAAAATTGCTGCATCTTTGGAAGTTTGTGCAGCGGCTTGTGTTGCACTTTGATATACTTTTGGACTTTCCAATACATCATTAATTTGTCCAATTAAAGCAGCAGAACTTTTATCAACTACATTTATAACATCTTTTCCAATCGCAGTAGCCTGAGAAGTCAAACCACTAACAGCGTTTGTTGCAGCATCACTAATTTGTCCAATTTTATTATCAACCGATTTAATATTAGCATCTTCTTCATCACTTTTTATCACATCTTCATTTTTAATTTTTTTTAGTCCAAATAATCTCAAACCTTTATCAGTAATATATCCTGTTACATCACCTGAATAACTAGCTAATTTATCACCTATTATATCAAAAATACCAGGAGGGTTTTGTGACACTTGTGAGGTAACCATCTCATTATTTTGTAAGCTAGCTCCACCATAATATCTTTTAGATTTATTATTTACTTTTTTATTTTTATTGCGTTTAGTTCGTTTATTCATACTTATATTATAATTAGAAGTTTATATTTATAATTTAAACATTAAGACATTAAATTATAAATATTGTTAAATTATTTATTAACATTTTTGCATTTTTTTAAAATCAGCAAATGTCATTGCGAATTTTTTATTAACAACTTTCCTATCGATCTTCTTTAAAAAACTGAAATTCGCAAATTTACCTTCATATGTATATCTATTTGCTTTATCTTTTAATAATATTTTCTCATTTTCGCGTTTTTCAGTTAAAGATTTATTAGGAATACTGTTTTTTGGAGGTGCACCTGAAATAACATGACCTGTTCCAGCATTTTTATTGTATTGTTTAAACTTTGCAAAGACGTTTTTCTTTTCTTCAAATGCTATTTGATTTTTAATAGATTCTTCCTTTCGCCTTTTTTCTTCTTCTTCTCTTTCTTCTTTTTCTTTCACTTCTCGTTGCAATTTTTCTTCAGCTAATTTTAATTCTTGTTCCATATCTATAAAAATAGGTCTACAACCGAATTGTTTCACATATTTTCTAGCAACTACTTCCAAATACCTATATGGAATACTACTATCGCTATAATACTTGAATGTATTGCGCTCTTTTTCATAAATCATTAATACATTACCTAGTGGCGTAGTTTCCATTACAAAACAATTTTTTAATTTATCTAAACGTTGGTTTATTATAAATTGCTCTGATAGTTTTTCTGCTTCTTTCGTTAAATCTTCTTCACCTTCTTTAGTATCAAAATTTGGTAAAACACTAAGCTCATTTGATAATCTAAACTTTTCAATAGTCAATGTTTTAATTCTATCTTCTTTTGTTTCACCTAAACGATAATCTTCATCATCTTCATTATCATATACACAATATTCATCGTCATTTAATTCCTGATATTTGAGTAATTTATTTTCAATTAAATCCAAATTTTCTTTAATTTCATCTGTTTTATTTGTATTAGTTTCCTTAATTAAATGTAAAAATTCTGAATATTTTTGTTGTTTTAATTCTTGTTCATCAATAGTAAAAATATAATCTTTTTCAAGATTTCTAATTTCAGTCAAATATTTATCTTCATATTTTTCAAGAGGCTTTACGTCTTCTTTTGCGTCCCGTTTTACTTCTTCTTCAGAATTATTATTGTTATTGTTTTGCAGTAAAAAATGTTTATAATTATTGATAAAATGAAGAAACTTATAGTAAAATCTCATTAAGAAAAATACTAAATTTTGAGGAGGTCCATTATTAATAAAATATAATCCTATAAAAACACCTAAAATATATGATATATCGTTAGTCATAATATGTTTAATACTAATATAATTTTAAATACTTTATATAATATAATTATTATTATTTAATTATAATTTTTTCTTTCTACAAATAAATCATTAATTTCAACTGATAAATCGGGTAGTTTAATCAATTCAAAATTTTTTTCTTCGGCTTCAGGATGAAGTCTAACTAAGAATAAATCCTTTATTTTTTTGCCATATTTTTCTTCAAGAATGGTTTTATATGTATTCAATTGTAATGCATAATGCCAGAAATTTGAATCTGGAATATGACATATCTGAGGCGGTAAAGCAAATTTGTTAAAATTATTAATTCTTGTAATATTTTTAGCCCTTTTCCAATCATAAATGGAGAGTGTACCGTCTGGATTTTCATAGACCATATCTATAGAGCCAGAAATTTTAACATCTTCATTATAAACTAGCCATTCAGTTCTATATGGTTTCAAATGAGGGTGATCTCGGACAAAATTTATGAAATACTGCCATTCCGGTGATTTTAAAGAATGTTTCTCTATATTACTGGCCATATAAATGTCAAAAAGCTGACCATTTGTATAAGGAAATTGCAAGTTTATATTATTATTAAAACATTCTATTTCAAAATGTAAATCTGTTCCGGCGCCTGCAACAGTGTCTCTGTTTGAATTCCATTGTGATTTTATTTGTTGTTTTGTTAGACCCCAGTATTTATGTCCTTCTTTCCAACTTTTACCTTTCATCATATTATCAATTACTTTATCTGCGTCAAATTGCTCAAAAAGAGAATGGTTCCACGTGGTAACAGAAGTGTATTTTACACCAGGTTCATCCAAAATTTCATATTTATGCCCCTCTTCAAAGAATTGGATATTTGAGTCGCGATTATGGGCATTTCTAATCGATAAAACATTTTGCAAAGTAGAGTTCATAATTAATATAGTATGACTTGTTTAATACTGTATTAATTATATTCAATTTTATTTTCAACCTTTAAGAAAGGTTGAGCCAAACCTAAAATTTTATTTTCAACCTTTCTTAAAGGTTGACAAGGTTTATAGTTTTGGCTCAACCTTTCTTAAAGGTTGATAAGGTTTATAGTTTTTGGCTCAACCTTTCTTAAAGGTTGATAAGGTTGACACTTCTTTCTTTAAATCCTGTATTTCTTTAATTAATAATCCAATTAGACCGATGTAATTAACACTTTGCATATCTGTGCCATCTTTCTCTCCTGTAACTAAAAACGGATAGTCTTCTTGAAGTTCGTGTGCAATCAAACCGATATCTTGTTTTCCTGTTTTTTTATTTAAATAAGTTACTGGTTTTAAATTATCTATATTAAATGTGTCATCTAATAATTTTACATTTTCCTTTATACGATAATCAGAAGTTGCATTAAAAGTTGTGGCATTTATATTTCCACTCACATCTAGTGTAGAATTTGGAATAGAAGTTCCAATACCAACGTTACCAGAATTATAATAAATACTACTTCCACTAGTAGTCCATTGAGTAGTACCAGATGGTGTTGTCCAAGTAGGAGCACCTCCACCATTTGAAGTAAGAACTTGTCCTGTTGTTCCTACTAATGTAAATAATGTTGTGCCAGTTCCTGATTGGTAAGGTACTGTACCAGCGTTACCCCCAGATAAATCAGTAGCGTAAGTAGCGTTAACAGCGTTAGTAGCGTTAACAGCATTGGTAGCATTTGTAGCATTGGTAGCATTGGTAGCGTTAACAGCGTTAACAGCATTAGTAGCATTGGTAGCATTAGTAGCATTTCCGGATATATCAACACTTAAAGTATTTGTGCTCGCATCATATGACAACCCAGAATTTGAATAAATTGTAGTTAATGCGCCCGTAGGACTACTTAATAAACCAGGGTAATATGTTCCTGAAGTAACATTATTTATTGGGATAGAACTACTAGTAATTTGTTGCCATGAAGGCACATTTGATGTTCCGTTAGATGTTAAAACATATCCACTATAACCTGGTGGTAAAAATGACGTAGTATCAGCACTGCTTTGATAAAGTAAATCTCCAGTAGAACCACCAACAATATTTCCACTTAAATCTCCAATAAAATTTCCTATAAAAGTTCCGCTCAAATCACTAAGACAATTAATATAGCTACTGGTCTGTCCTATATTTTGTGTAACTTGTAAATTATTATTTGTATTATAATTACTAGATACTATATTATTTCGTGCTGCATATTGTAATCCTCCGAATTGTCTAAATGACATTTATATATAATATTAAAAAATAATAAATAACTTAATTAATTAAGCTAACAAATATAGTAAATTTTGTTAAATAATATTATTACTACTATTTACATAAGGAGTAATATAAATAATATTAGAAGGTTTAGATTCAATAGTATTACTTAAAGATGTAATATATATTGCATCATTTACATTTAAATTTGTTAGAGTTTTTGTAAATAAATTATTATTTAAAATATTAAGGAATAAAATATTATTGACATAGATATTAAAACTCGTAATAGGAAATGAATAACATGTATTTATAGTCCAAGATATTTGTATTGAATTTAAATTCACAGTTAATAAAATTAAAACAGGAGCTGATGGTGTAACAGCACTGACAAATCCTTTATAATTATAAGGCCATTTATTACCACTATTATTCATCTGATATCTTTGTTTTGGATACCATGTTTGAATATTTGGCCAACATAATTCAATTTCTTTTCCAGGAACATCAGAACAAGTTGTAGGATAACAAATATTATTTTTAAATGTTTCTATTATTTCTCCATTACAAGGATTAACTATCTTATTACATACTAAATTTCCACCATCTTGCAAAATATTTGTGGGACAATTAAACGGTTGTTGCAAATTATACTGAAATGGTCCTGATATATTATTAGGAGACCCTACAATTTGATTAGGGAATGGTATATTTATATAATTTACTCTTAATAAACTTGATGTGTTAGGATTTGTATATGTTTGAGATTGTGTAGCGTAACATTTTTTCCTAGAGTTATTATACCCTTTTGCTATTTGAGAATAGTTTTGTTTTTTAGTTAAATTTGCACTGTTATTTTTATATTGCAATATATTACCTTTTAACAACATTTGTTTTTCATATTGGGCTTGCAAAGGTGTGACATTTTGTTTAGTTAATGGTATATAAACTGTATAGTCTGTTAAATTTGGTGGAGGCGGATAAACACAATTATTTTCTACTCTATACCAAAATCTAGGTGGTATAGGATTGTAATTAATAGCACTTGATGACATTATATATTATTATATATTTAAAATAAATTTAAAGTATCTTATTGAGTGTAAGAAAAAAATGTTTTTATTTTCTATTTCTAGAATTATGTTTATATTTTTTATACACTCTATAAGTTTTATGTGTTTTTTTATATTTATTATGTCGTCTAGATAAATTATATTTACTGTGCTTTTTTTCAATAGGAATAGGTATAATAAGTTCTTCATTTGGAAGTGGTGTCGAAAGATATCTAATTGGTTTTGGTGTTTCAAGAATTTGTTCAATAGTTTTTATTGTAGGTTTATTTTCATCTTTAAAAGTCATAGTATCAATTTGAGTTGTTTCATCAAATTGCGGTATTTCAATTTGAGGCAATTCAATTTTATAAATTGTAGGTTTGTCTGTAAATTCTCTTGTAAAAAAATCTTTTTTTAATCTTTGATGAATAGGCATATCTACACTAGGAATATTAAGAATATGTTCTAAATCATTATTATCGAGCGTAATATTAAAATGTTTTTTATTTCCATTAGTATTTGAAGTAACTGAAATATTGGCAATATCGCCATCGTAATCAGCATCCCATTTTAATTCATTGACTGCATTAAGAGTATGATGTTTGCGTGAATTACTATTAGTATGAATAATTGTTTTGGTAGTTCCTCTATTTTTAATATAAGTATTAAGCATATTTATATTAAAAGCATATAATATTTTGTTTAATATGTAAAATTAATTTTAAAAAAATATAAGATAATAAATATGGAACTAAATTTTGAAGAAATTAACAATTATCAAAATTCTTATCAAAATTATGATAATAAAATAAATAAATCACAAAATGTAGAAACGCAAAAATACTGGGAAGAAGATTTTAATCAAAAACAAAAAACACAATTAAAAAAAAAGAAAGTTACATTTTCTGACATATTAAATAACATGAATTTAGTCGTAAATAATCAAGGTGTTTTACAATTTATGGCTCCAGCAAATTTAACGAATGAAGAAGAACAATATCCGCAACAAAAACAATATTCACAAAAAAATCAATTCAATGAAAATATAGAGAGGAAAAATGAACCACTAGACCCTTCAGTAAAACATAGTTATATTTATAATAAATATTTTAAAGATTATAAAGAAATCACCGAACCAAAACCAAAAAAAATTCCAAAAACAAGAGAAGAATATATAAAAATGGTATTAGAAGAGAGAATAAGACAAACTGAAGAAAGAAAAAGAATATCTCAAATCAAGTCGAAAAAAATGATTTATACTACAAATTATACAAATCATGGAAATATACAAGCGAGTAAAAATAATTTGCGTAAAATGAGCTTTCAATAATACATTTCTTTAAGTTAATATTTAAAATATTTTTTATATTAAAAACAAATTAAAGACAATATAATTATATATATTGGGCAAAAGCATTAGTAATTTTATTTTAATAATTTTGAAATATTTTAAGCTTTAGCACCATTACCGACTTTAGCTCATTTGGTAGAGCATTTGACTGTAGTTGTTTTGATGGTATCAAATGGTAGCTGGTTCGATTCCAGCAAGTCGGATCAATATTTAATATGTATTATTTAGATACTTATTAAATTTATTTTTCGCATTGAATTACACAATCTAGAGAATGAGATGAGTCAGATAATTTACTTCCTATTTCTTCGTTTTCTGAATCAAAATCGATAATTTCATCTATTTTAAACTTGATATTTGCAAAATCTGGTTTATCATTATTAAGTCCTAATAAATTTATAATATTTGGCAATTTTTTTAATGTTAATATACTATTATTTTCTTTAAATTCTTGCTCTATAATTTCAGTATCTTTTTTATTTTTAATTTCACCCTTTTCGATTTTATCATATAGCTTTTCAGTTATCTTTATATTATCTTTTATTAAGCATTTAGTTTTTGCAATAGCATCCCAAACTTTTTTATTTTCATTTGTTTTTTTATCTTTTTCTTTTTCTTTTTCCTTTTCCTTTTCCTTTTCTTTTTCCTTTTCCTTTTCTTTTTCCAATTTTCGCTTTTCTTTTTCAATTATATCGAGTCTACCAAAAGGGTTCATAATATCTTCTATAAATAAACTTAGTTTTCTAGGGTCGGTTATATAATTGTTATTATCATTTTTCCAGTCATCATTTGAAATATCATTAAAAAAATCAGAACTAAAACATAATTTACAACAACATTTTAAACATAATTTCCAAAATAAATACCCGTAATATGGATTAATACAAAATAAATTATGACAAAAGAAATTTTGCAATTTTCTCTTTAACCATATTTTTTTATTTTTCTCTGCATTTTCCATTTCTTTTACAAACATATCATCTATAATTGAGAAAGCAGATTTCAATATTAATAAATTATTAATATATATATCTTTTTCTTCTTGTAATAAATCAATTTGAGATAAAATTTTTTTTGTAGACAATCCTTTATTCCTTCTTGCTTTTAAAACTGCCTTTAAATAATTTTTAGTATTTTTTACCTCTTTCAATGCATTTATTTTTCGTTTTCTAACGTCTTCTATCTTTTTAATAATTAAAAAAACATTTGTATTATAAATAATTGGATACATTGTTCTTATTTTTTTTGGAATAATAAATTGATTTGTTCCTTTTATCTCTCCAATTTTATTCTCAATATCGGTTAATTTTTCACTTATTATATTTTTACTTGGATCATATGAAAATAATAAAGTTTTACCAGACATAAATTCAACAGTAGTTTGTAATTTATCGTATTGATGAGCTGATGTTTTATGAGCTTCTGAAGCAGCGTCTAATTTTAAATAATTAACAACCGCTAATAAAAAAGCGATTATTCCATTTACACCTGATATTAAATAAGCTCCCCAATAAAAATCCTTTATTATAGCTGATAATACAGTTGCAGCGGTAGATAATAATATAGAAGGCATCATAAGATAATTTAATCTTACTTCACAATAAGATTTGGATTCCATATATATTAATTTTTGTCCTCGTAGATAAGTAGCTAATATATCAAGTGCGCAAGAATAATATTCTTTATCGTCAAAATAATTATCATTAATTTCTTTTTCGATTTCCTTATAGGTATATTTTTTAAAGGTTATGATTAAATTATCAGATGCATCTGTTAAATTTCCTGATATGTCCTCTGATACAACTTCATCATTATAAAAATCTTCTTCAGCATAAATACTTTTATTATTGTTATTTGACATTGTTTCTTGATAGACAGCTCTAGACATTAATGGTTGTTCTTCTTTGAAATTATTTTGCTTTTTATTACAAATATTTTTTTTATGAAATGCATTTTCTTTTGATTTATTTAAAAATTCTACGTATTTTAGAGCTTCTTCTTTTAATGCTTTTTGCTTTTCAATTTCAGACATAAAGTTTTCTATTAATTTTTGTTCTCTTATTTCTCCTCTGTGAAGCATTTCTTGTTCTCTTATTTTTGTTTCTAATAATAATGCTTCGTATTCAGCCTCTCTTTGTTTCATTTTTTCTCTGTAAGAGATATCATCAAGTATTGACGAACCTTTTAAAGCAACCATTTGAGTTTCCGCCTTTAATGCTTCTTTTTCATGACTTAATCTTTCTATTTCTGCTTTTAATTGACTAATTGTTATTTCGTTCAATTTATCTGCATTGATATTCTCTATTTCACTATTATTTTTTTCAATAACTATATTTTCTTTTTCAATAACTATATTTTCTTCCATATAATTTTAAATATAAATTATAATTTTAGTATTTACATAATATATAATGTCTAAAACTCGTAGAAATGGTCGCGGTTCTGCTACCAGAGGCTGGAAAAAAGAAAAACCCGGATATCATCAAAGAACAGTAATGTTACAACGCTGTGGAAAAAAATGTTTTTTAGGTTCAAACAAAAAGTTTCCTATTTGTAAAAAAAATACTTGTAAGATAAGTCCAAAAGGAGTTTACTCTGCTTATATTAGAGCTAGTCAATATCATCATAGAAATATATCCAGCAAGGCAAAAAAATTGCTCGTTAAAATGAGAGTAAAACGTTAAATATGTAAAAAATAAAATTGAATTATACTTATAATATGTTTTTATAAGTATAATATAATTAAACAATGTTTCAAAATAAATGTAATCTATTAACCGAATGTGAAGTTGAAAAATTTGAAAGTGGTTGGGGTTTCTATGTTGATATAGAAAAAAATGATAATATATTTTTAGCCAATGATGAAATACTAAGGAAAAAATATAAATCGGATAATGATAATGATTGGTTTGAACAGTGTAACGACTGCTGTCAATCAACTGATATTAACGTGGATATAAATGGCGACAAAATTCCGATAACACTACAAATACAAAATTATACAATTAAATATATACCAACACTTATTATTGTATCTATTATTTCTTATTTTATTATATTTGCGTTATAATAGACATTTGTTTATGATGACATAGCTTGCGTTATGGTTTTATAACGTAAGTTATGACTAGATTGACTAAAGTCTTAACGGTTTTATTGTAACAAAATGACACTTAAATACGAGACCTTTCAATATTTTTTAATTATTTTAATTATTATTAGGAGGTGTGTAAACCATATAATTAGTGTAATTATTAATACCACACGTATTATTACCAAATAAATTTCCACTTGGGTCAATATTATATTCAAGATAAGGATAATCATTACTATTTTCCAAAGTGGTTGGAACTATAGGACTAGGAATATCACCACTATAAAAATTTTGAATAACTGAAACACCTGATAAATCTAATTGAGTAATTAGATTGATATTGAGATTTGCTTTATTAATGTTATTTTTGCAAGGATATACACTTATTACATTAGACCTATTAAATAATAATAAATTACTTTGTGTTCCAACTTTTATAGCAGGAACGCAATTATTTGCAACGCAAAAAGATGCTCTGGCTTTTTTATTATAAATATAATCGCCTGCACTAATGGGTTCAGAAAATACCCCAAAAGTTTTATATCCTGAACTTATTTTAAATGAATGAGCCATATAATGTATATTTATATTATTTTAATTATAAAATTGATTAAAATAATATAAATATTAAAGATAATAAAACTCATATATATAATGGAGTTTCCAAAATTTAAAATTCCAAAAATAAAATTACCATTTTCATTGAATTTTTATTCGACTTCAGGTGATAAAATAGAACCAACAAATGTAAATAATTCAAATAATTCGAATAATATATTTATTTATAAAAATTTTATGGAAGACGGGACTGATATAAAATGGGAGGATACTACAGAGTTTAAATTTCCAATAAAAGGTGGTAGGGTTATAAAAGTATATGATGGTGATACGTTAACAATTGCATCCAAAATATCTTATTCTGATCCGCAATTATACAGATTTTCAGTAAGACTAAATGGAATAGATACTCCTGAAATGAAAGGTAAAGACGTCACAGAAGAAGAAAAAGAGGCCGCAAAAAACGCGCGTGATTTTGTAGCAAATTTAGTATTAAATAAATTTGTAAGTTTAGAAAATATTTCAAATGAAAAATTTGGTCGTATATTAGCGGATGTTTATATTGGCGATATTCATTTAAATGAACTTCTACTTAAAGAAAGATATGCTGTAAAATATGAAGGTGGAACTAAGAAAAAACCTCATTCGTGGTTGAAGTATAAAATAACAGGTGATTTTTAGATATCATAAACAGTAGTTAATGTGATACAAAAACTATAATCCATATTATTTAAATCAACTATTCTACCATATTCATCCAGTAACTGAATGTTTAAATTTTGCAAATTAATTGGTCCAAAATATTCACGTGGAGTTGTTACTAAATTTAAATTATTTTGCTCTAAAATACTATATGTATTCGCTTGCAATGATATACGAGCTAATATATTTTTATTTAACATAGAAGAATTAAATGCAGCATAAAACCCATTATTAACACTATTATTATAATCATCTATAACTAAGAAGAAATATCTTGGTCCTGAAATATCAAGAATACCTTCAGATAAATAATTTAAATTATTAATATAAATTCCATTTCTGAAACCTAATAACCATCCAAATTTTAATGGTAGTGGTGTTCCTTGATCAGGATTACCGTAAATATCTGCTTGAAAATTCAATTCAAACGATATTATGGGTTCGGTTGGCGACGGAACTAAACCGACTAAAACTTGACCACTTCCTGTAGGTCCATTTGATAAATTAATTGCGAAAGAAATATTGTTATATGGAGATCCAGCTAATGATAATTGATTATTAATTTGATATAAAATACTATTTTGGTCATAATTACCTTCAGAAATTTGTATTACAGTGGAAGAAGTAGATGTTAAAGTTGTTACTGTTAAATTAAAAAAATTATTTCCATATTGTTTAGATATAACGTAGTAACTCGTTGGCAATTCAATAGCAGATAATTGCATTTGTAATACATTTGTAAATAGAATTGGTAAAGTTATATAAAAATTACTAGATAAAGTAGTATAATAGTTATCTCTAAATCTGGTATCAATATTGAGATTTTTTTTTATCGTACGTTTTCTGATTGGATTTAATGTACCTGGGAAAAATTCACTTGGAAACGATTGAACAAATGGTCTTTCATTTCTAACTTGCACCATATGTTCTGTAGGTTCTTCAATAGTAGTGGTTTTAAGGTCAAAACTTGTATTATAAGAGTTTGCAATAACATTTTTTAAATCTTCTATTTTATCTGTTAGGTTATTTAAAATAATATTTTTAGCTTTTGTTAAGAAATTCATAGTTTTGACTTTTGTATCTTTATTGATTTCTTTATTATTTACTATGCTATCTCTCAATTTGACTTCTTTAATTTCAAGAATATTTCTATCGAAATTAGGAGGTAATTCAAACATTTGAAGTAATTCATCCCTTGTATAATTATCAATATTCAAATCAAAGTTCATATAATATATAATATGAATTTATTTAAGATATTATAATTAAATTTATTTAAGATATTATAATTAAATTTATTTAAGATATTATAATTAAATTTAATTAAAATTTTTATTTTGTTGTTTAATATTATAAATGTCATATTCTAGATCATTGTATTATAATACAAATGGCGGAGGATGCACCCCAGCTCCTGTTCCTACACCAGCAGGATCAACTATTTTATACAATAATATATATAATAGTAATATAGCAGATAATCCTGGTAATGCTGGTTATACTGGACCTACTGGGCCTGCTGGGCCTGCTGGAAATTTAAGTAATACTAGTAATACTGGTTATACTGGACCTACTGGTCCGGTTGGACCTGCTGGACCTGCTGGAAATTCTAGTAATACTAGTAATACTGGATACACTGGATACACTGGTTCAACTGGATACACAGGTTCAACTGGATATACTGGATATACTGGTCCGGTTGGACCTGCTGGACCTGCTGGACCTGCTGGAAATTCTAGTAATACTAGTAATACTGGATACACAGGTTCAACTGGATACACTGGATACACTGGATCTACTGGATCTACTGGATCTACTGGATCTACTGGTTCTACTGGATACACTGGATATACTGGATATACTGGATACACTGGACAAACAGGTTCTACTGGACAAACTGGTTCAACTGGATACACTGGATATACTGGATACACTGGATACACTGGATCTACTGGACCTACTGGTTATGTTGAAGTATATGTTACAAATTCAAGTAATTATGTTTCTATTAATTGTGATGGAAGTGCTAATAATATAAGTTCAACATCCGCTACAAATAACATTACATTAGATCTAAGTGGAGGAACTGTTAATTACTCATATAATCAAAGTGTTATGTGTTCTCTTGGA